AGACTTTCAATCTGATACAAATAGATGGGTTTGGGATGACCCAGATAATGGGAATAGAATAATAAGAGAACTTCAAGATGTTTATCGAACAGCTTACTCTGATACAACTTACTCTGGAAATCCTTTAGATATTTTAAGTGATGTTATTAATAATGTTAGTGATCAAATACGAAGTGGGGACAATCAACTTGCTGATGTCGTAGTTTCTTTAGATCCTATACCCACACCTTCAGTTCCTCCTCCCCGTATAGATAACCCTTTTGAAGATGAAGATGATATATTAGATAACGCACTAAACTAATAAAGGACTTGTTGTGACCTCTTACTTAGAAAACATAGAAGAAAAAAACTTTATGGATCTTCTTAAAGAAGATGATTTTAAAGTAGATCTTGTTAGGTTTTTTTCTGGTGGCAGATATAATATGTCCAAAGCAGAAATGAAAGAACAAGGTTTTGAAAAGCTTGCTCAAAAGTTTGCTGAACATATGCGATTTCAATCTGCACATGATGCAACTGCATTAAAAGATTTAAACTATGTAAGAGATAAGGGTGCAAACATTTTAGGTAAGCAATCCTTTGGTAATCTTATTCAAGCTTGGGATAATGTAGAGTCTGTAGGTAAAACAGAAACTGCTGGGTGGAGAGATACTGCTACAGCTGACTATGCAGAGGCAATAATTAAATCTCCATCTACATTTTTAGGTATGGGTAGCTTTGGTCTATCTAAGGCAGCAGCTAAAGCAGCTACAAAAGGTACTCAAATACTAGTACGTAAACAATTAAAAGATTACTTTACTAAAAATGTAATGATTAAAGGTGCTGCCACTGGTGCTGTAACAGAGGGTGCTATTGGTGCAGCTACCGCTGGTGCAGCAGGAGAGGCTCGTGAAGACCTGTCGGATATGGGAGCTTACACAGAAGGCTACGACTACACGACATCAGATCTAGCTAAAGATGCAGCGATTAGTGCTACTCTGGGTGCTGCAGGTGGTAGCTTAGGTGCGTTACTAACAAAGAAAAAAGCAATTAATGTTGAAGAGTTAATTAGTCAACAACAAAAAACTAATGCAGCTAATGCTAAAAAAGCTAATGCTAAGTCTAAAGAAACTTTAGAAAATGCAAGTGCTGAAAGAAGTGACTTCGCAGTTAATAGAACATTAGATATGGAAGCTACCTTAGCTGCTAGGAAAGGTAACAGGACTAAGGGTGTATTAAAAGATGCACTAGATCCAGATAAAGTTAAGCAGGGTGAAGCACTTAAACGATCTTTGCTTGATACTTCTGTCGAATCTTCTCTTAGTTCTGGTTTAGATTTAACTACTCTTAGATCTATTACCGCAGCAACAGTAGAGTTAGCAGAGACAATTGATTTAAAACCAAATGAAAGAATTACGTCTAAGGTATCTTCGTTAATAGGTGATGGAGATATAGATGTAACAAAAGTTATACCAGACTTAATGGAAAAATATGACCTAACTAACGAACAGTTTTCTTTAATTTATTTAGCTGATCTTTCTGAGGCAGGTAAAAAACTTGCTGAAGCTTCTCAGATAGCTAAACTTGCAGGTAGAGCTACAGACCAAAGAATCCCTGAAGACTCTGCACTTAAAAGTCTAAATGCAAATTTAAGTGAATTATCTTCAAGAGGCTTATCTAGTATAGATGATTTAAAAGCTGCGGAAATAACTGCTAACATAGTTAAAAATTCTGCTTTTAGTAGTGCCACTGGTAAGGCAATTAAAGGAACTTACTACACCCTACAAGAAATGGATCAAATGCGTATCGCATTTATGACATCTCAGCCAGCAACTACAGCACGTAACGTTACTTCTACTGCTTTATTAGCTGCGGTTGAAATGTCAGATGAGTTCTACAGAGGAATGTATAGAACAATTACTCGTCAAGAAGGTAGTGGACTAGGTAACACTGTTCGTAATATGACTGCCACACTTCGTGGCATGTCTATGGATAGTGCAACTGCACAAGTGGCAAGAGAAATGCTAGAGCTAGAGATGCCTGACTCTTACGCCAGAACATTTCATGAGACTATGAGATCTGAGATGTCTGGTCAAAGTCAATCTGCTTTTGCTAAGGCAGGTAGGTTTGTAAACATATTAAACACTGCTACAGATACTGCGTTTAAAGAAGCTGCATTCTTTGGAAGTTTAGACAGGCAGTTACGTACATTAAATAATAAAGAACTGGGTACAAATGTAAAAGATTTTATTATTAATAAAGGTAAACTAGATAAACTAGATAAAAGCATTGTGGATAAAGCGTTAGATGATGCTAACAGATTTACAATGCAAAGAACATATATGGGAGATGAGTCTATCTTTGGAGCAGGTGCTAGAATGGCTTCAGATGTAAATAAAAAAATTCCTTTTGTAATGTCAGGAGTTTTTGGCGTACCTTTTCCTCGATATGTAGCTAACCATATCGAAATGATTGTAGACTACACCCCACTATTAGGTGAAATTATTCACAAACTGGAAAAACCAAATATAGGTAAAGGAAAAATAAAGCATATTACTGGTGATCCTTATAAATCTTTAGAGGATAGAAGGGTAAGACAAGTAACTGGAGGTATGCTAGTACTACTTGGATATGTACTTGCTAAAAGTAAAAAAGGTGAAGTAGATTACAAGTCTCTTGAAAATGAGATTAAAGGTGATGAAGATATTTCATCGTCATTAGGTTTTATAATTGCCCCAATATTTATTGGTGATCAATGGTACAGATACAACAATAACCTTGGCCGTATGAATCAAGGAGATTTTGGAATGCTTGGTGAAGTTGGATCTGTTATGGGTGGATTAAATGACATGGGTGCAGATATATCTGGACTCAGAGAACTTTATAAATCATGGGGAGAGGATGGAATAACAGAAGAACTAGAAAAAATAGCTGGTAACATTGTATCTACGTTTACCTACCCGATACCTTTTCAGTTGGCTAAAGATATTAAAGGTCAAACAACTTATGAATCTGCTGGTGCTCCATACACAAGAGACTTAGCTAAGGGAACTGATGTTAGTTCTTTTGAAACACCTCAAGGAACTTTTTTAAGTAGGGCAACTAGGTTTCTACCAGACTATGCTACCATGCTAGATGGTACAAAGCTTCAGTATTCGCAGGAAGGTTCTGCAAAAGGATATGACGTACCTTACTATGGTATCTTTAATCCTAATGCTATTGGTAAAATGAATCCACTAAAGAAAACTTTTACTGGTGTAGCTTCTTCACCACCTAAAACAGAAATAGAAAAAGAAATAAATAGACTAGGTTTAAAAGAGTATCAACTATATAAGAGTAGTAGGGTTGATAATCCTGTCATTGATTACTTTGTTCGTACAAGACTATCTCAAAACTTACACTTAAGATTTGAAAGCTACAGATCAAAACCAGTACCTACTCGTGCAAAAGCAACTCAAAAAACTTATGATAATATTACAGACATAGATGAAAAGAGGGAACAGTTTAAAGCTTTTGTTGACAACGAAATTAAAAGAGAAGTTAATCTTGCAACAGATATGTTGTCTAATATGTTAGCAAAAAATCCAGTTAAAGCTGCAGGTTATTTAAGAAATGTTTATTATCTTAAACGTGCACAATATGGAGCAGAAAAATTTAATGAGGCAGCTTCTGCTCAGACCAACGGTAAATATAGCACATCTCAAGACTATATTGCTGACGCTGAAAGCGTTGCAAATGAATTAGAAAGACGTCAAATATTAATGGTTAGAACAGAAGCTATGAATCCAAAAGGTATTAACTAGTATCGTCATCTAACATGTAGTCTGCCCACTCGTATGCAGCCTTCTTTATATCTATCATTTGTGCACCTCTGCTATTAACAAGCAACCCAGCTAGGGCTTGCCCAGCTAGGTAACGTCTTGCAGTCAATGGTTTGGTATCTTTGGGAGTACGTTTACTTTGTACGTACTTCTTAGCTTCTGTTTCTAATTTTGTTTTCATTCTCTAAAACTTTTTCTAGATTTGCAAAGTAGGCTCTGTTGAAACCAAACTCCCAATCACGATTATCTTTAGTATTAGGACGGTAGGGATTCCCTAACCGTCCTTTTTTAAATGCTTCGATACCTCTTTGAAAAGGTTTCATTTATGAATCTCCTTCATAGTTTCTAGCATCTTACGTAAGTACCACTCAGCTTTTTCTATATCCTCAACAGGATTACCTTTGTACCCATGACGGTGTTGATACTTAATTAAATTACCATGACAGTAACCCTTGAACTCTTCAGGTGTAAGTACCTGTTTAATGTAATCAATACACTCAATGCCATCACCTAGTTTATAGTGGGCAGGATTATTTACCGCATCATAAATCATCGTATTTCTACTAGCTCCGCTTCTGTATAAGGAATGTGAAAGAACAATTCTCCTTTTCGTATGTACCTACCTTTTGCTTCTCCTAAACTTTCTTGTGTTAGCTTGGTATCTTTAATACGCCAAGCTTGTTTCATGTCACTACGAAATACATAGAAATTAAGAACCCCATTTGTTCCCTCGTATTTATCTAGTAGTCTTTGTTTTCTTTCTGGTATTCTAATCTCAGCCCAATGCTCAGGCCAATCCTCATCCCATGCTACCTTTACTTCCGCTTCGTTGAAGTAAGTATATCCATCTTTTTCTGAAACTACATCAGCGTAATAGTCTTCTTTATCTTGAAGAATTGTATGACCTTTAGATTCTAAGTGTTTGACCAGAGCTTCTTTAGCTTTACCATCGTAGGCTTTGTAAAGAGAACGATTAAACTTTTTTCTTACTGCCATTTTTAGTATCCTTATTATTTACCAGTTAAGTATTTAAGTGCTCTTTGAACCCCTTCTTTATTGTCACCTAGTAATGCAATACCAGAATTACATTTACCGCAGAGCCAACCTCTGAATGAAAGTGTATCATGACAATGATCTAAGTTCAAGTCTTTATTATCAAAATCTTCTCTGCAACACTCACAAAAACCAAGCTTCTTTGGTGCAGTATCGTGAAGATTTTTTAGTATTAAGTTCTCCTCTTTTTCACACGTCTTACAAGACTTAACCCTGTAGTTATTTACTCTGTCTGACCTGTGTCTAAAGTTACTCAGGGGTAAATACTTTTTACAGTTTCTACATTGAACATCTCCATCTGATTTACTCTCAACTATGGGGAATAATTCTAGTTGCATTAGACACCTTTAGGTATTTCAAAACAATATGTATTTGCTGTAGAATCTGGTGATGGCTTAGTGCTCACCAATCTATCTTCCATTGTTGTAGCTACTTGCATACAGGTTTTATAATCTGGAAACAGAGAATGAAAAGCCTGTACTTTCATATTACCTTGGAAGGTCATGATGAGCACTAGCACATACATTAGAACAGACCTGAGATCATATCTACTGTCAGTGGGATAACAAGATCTACTACTACTATTGCACTTGCAATAAATGTCATTACTTCAAACATATTTTTCTCCTTTATGTTATGTCTACTATTTCACACACGTCACCAGAGCAAGCCATAGTTTGCATTGCTACAGTGTTATCTTCACTTTCATACGAAGCCAGCTTAGTCCAATCAATAGTCTCTGGCATACAGGATAACAAAGTTTTGTAATCATGCTTACCTATGTCTTGATAGGGTGCTTGCTGATAAGTATGTTCATTATAAGGTAGGAACGATACACCTGACATCTCATCAAAGTGTTTGTAAACAAATGCACCTACTTCAAACCACTCATCCTTTCGGACATTTATTGTAACGCTTGGTTTATGTTCACACCATGAACGTTGATATGCAAGCCATATTTCTAGCTGTTCTATCGCAGTCATATCTTTTGTAACTACAGATCCTTTAGGAGATTGAACAGGAAAGCTAAACACTGTGGTTTGATCTGGCTTCATAACACAAGGCTCACTAGGTATTTTCTGATCAATCATAAATTGTGTTAGCGGATCTTTATTATCACCACGGACAGTACGGATATAATAGGGACTGTGGCGAGCATGTATGCCACTGGCACTATCCACCAGTTGTGAGACTGTTCCCGACGGTTTGACGCATGTAATTGCAGAAGCAACAGGTATATTAAGACGGTCAGCCCATTCAGCATTAGTAGATACAGCGATCCCACGAAGATGTTCAAGAGTCTTCTCCAAACCTTTATTCTTTAGTGTCATTAAAGGATTGTCCATTATCCCTGTGAGTGACACACCAAGCAGTCGTTCTTCTTCTGTATTTCTAGACCACACTTTTCGCAGATAGGGGAACTTTGTGTATGTAGACTGTATGGTTCCCAAAATAGTTGCCATACGGACTTTTCGTTCCAGATCTTTGAGACTATCTGTGGCACGGATAACAACTTCTGTAAGATTACAGAACTGATTAGGACGCAAGATGATTTCACTGCATGGGTTAGTTCCAAACTCGTAGTTAGGATCACGCCTACCATTTTTTTCAGCTTGCTTCTTACTTGCTTGACGATTGAATACACCACGTTCTCCACTCCCTGATTCTACTAATGCCATCCACTCTCTCATGAATGAAACAGCATCTGGTTTTTCTGTATAACTAACACTGTTATTAGCTAAGGCACGTTGTGGATCATTCTCCCACCATGCACCTGACTTAGCGTGACGCATCCGATCATCTGACAAGTTAGACAAACTGATCATAGCTGATCTACGTACACCACCTACAACAACTACCTCACCAATCTTACACATAATGTCATGGCACTCAATGCTAGATAGCTTACGTCCTTGTGAATTTTTGAAGGTAGTAATAACAAAGTTGAACAACTCAACAAGAGGTGCTGGACCTGATGCTCGACCACCAAAGGTCTTGAGCTTCGCACCTGCGGGACGTACCAAACTTACATCCCACTTAGGGATTTCACCAGCCCAAAGGAGAGCAAGAACTTGACGAAGAGCTTTAGCCCAACCTTCCTTACTGTCTTTGACTACGACAGTAGTGTCACTATTAAACAACTCCGGGATCTCAGGGAGCTTACTAATGAACTGCCTTTCAACACTGAAGCCGACACCAGTACCACACAAGAGGATAAACATAGCCTCATCGAAGGACTTAGGATCATCTACGGGTAGGTAGCTGCAGTTGTACATACAAGTATTGTCACGATCAGCAGCAGGCCCAGCAGTCATCATGGCTCGCATAGAGGGCATAACCTCTAAACCAAAAATAGATTGAGATATTTCGTGTACAGTCTCTGTATCCACTTCAGGTAATTTACTCACGACATTTTCTATATACCGTTGTACTGTTTCGCCCCAAGACTCTCGTCGCCCTTCGTCTTCAAGCCATCGTGCATACCGTGAAGTATGAATGAAGGATTGATAGTCTGTTGGTAGGTAGTTATTCATCTATTATCTCCGCTTCCTTTTAGTACACCACGTTGCTCTCTGTCATCTAGCTTTGCCATGTTCATCTCCATAACCTTACGCAGATTACCACCGAAGATGTTTGCCAAAGCTACTGTGTAGAACAACACATCACCTAACTCTTTTAATATATCTTCATCACTAAATCTATTCTTGTCACGAAAGAGTTTCTTTATCTTTTCAGATACCTCACCCGCTTCACCAGCAAGACCGAGGGTATTTTCTATAAGACGATCACGCCCTTTAGTTAATATCTTATCCTCTACAAACTGGCTATAGAAACGTACAGGATCTTTCTCATAGTCTGGACTGTTTTGAAACATATCAAAATATCCAAACGCTTCTAGATCACTTCGATTGATCATCCTTATCACCTTCTAATGTTAGTCTAGTCATCTGTTTTTACTTCACAGTTTGTTACAACTATATCATCTAAGTCATATAATATTCCCTGTATAAGTTCTTGGATTACGTTCAAGTTAAATCTGGGGTCTGATTCAAAAAAGTTTGCCGCTGGATCTACATCAATATTTAAAGTGACCTCATACTTCATGGTGGAAACTCCTAGTTATACTCAACAAACATGTCATGTCAATCACCATATTCAATCTCAATAGGTTCAATGTTCTTTTGAAAGTATTTTATCATTTCGTATGCCTCGTTAAAACTATCAAAGAAATACTCTATAGATTCTATCTTGCCATCTACTTCTATTTTACATAGATTAAAATGCACATCTTCTGCGTCAGGAATGTCACAAGGATATGGCCCTGATATTACATCCCAAATTTTTACAGTCTTATCTTTTATGTCACTGTTTGTCATTGTCACCTCTGAGCAATTGTATGTAATGATCTAGCTCTGTTATAACTAACCACTTCTGTCTGTCACTTCGATAGAAAACAACAGGTGGATTCTTTGTGTGATTGTCGGCTTGTTTCATCCAGTCATACGCAGTTTTTAAACCTGATTTCCTACGTTTAACTTCTATTGATATAGGTATCAACTTACGTGCTGCAGGTGATAGTTGTATATCTGCACCAGTGTCACCCATAATAGTAGACTTAACATCATCAGGCTCAAGCTCAGGGAAAGCTTCTAGTAAAGCATCCCTGATCTCTTGCTGGCCTAACCTGCCTTTCTGTTTACCCTGCTTACTCAATCTATTAGCTCAGGTACTTTAGGTTTCTTAACCACATCAATTAAATACTCCTTACGTCCACCAGCATATTGAAATACCCTTGCTTCAGGCCAGCAGATCTTTCTGTATTCACAACCTGAACAAGCAAATGTAAGCTTAGTATTTTCAGATGTGTCTGACTGTGGTACAGGTGCAATACGTTCTTCTGGTAACTCACCTGACACAACCTCTTTTACTTTCTTAACCTCTTGCTCTTTATTTTTTAACTCCTCAGTAAAGTCGTAAGTATCTAAACAAAGTTCAAAGGTATCTTTCTGTACGACAAGAAAAGCACCACGTTTTTTATCTGTTACAAGTGGATCATCCTTACCTGCGTAAACGTATGAACTTAACTGACTGATGTAACCATATGGATCGTCATCACGTAACACATGGTTCTTAAACTTTTGCATTCCATATCGTGATGCAGACTTAACATCTATTGTTACACCGTCAATGACTGCATCTCTGTGACCTTTAATGCCATGAACAGAGAGTCTGTCCTGCTCTCCCTGTACATCATGCCCTGCTGCCCTTGCTAGGGCAAGGACAAGAGTTTCTAAAAGATCCCCGTAAAAGAAAAGACCCAGTAACTGGGGCTTTAATGGTGCAGCTTCCTCTGTTTTATTTATTCTATACCAAGTCTTTCTTTTACAGGGTGAACCCACAGAGGATAAACTTAAATATCCTCTGGGCTTCTGAGGTTCCTTAAACCTATCGTGTGCAACGTCAGCTATATTACGTGCTAAGTATTCCGTAATTGTTCTATCCCACCCACCCTTTCCTTCAATTACAGAATAAATATCTTCGACTAATGTATCTATCTTAGGCATAAGCTACTCCTTAAAACGGGATTTCTTCTGACACAAGTTCAGCTTGTGGTGCTGCTGATGCAGCTACACTGCCTGATGTTACATCCTTAGTAAAAGGATCAGGCCCAGAGCTACCACCTGCACCATCATATGATACATGTTTCATAACCTTAACACGTTCAAGTCGTGTAGTTACAGTGCTATACTGCTTGTTCTTGTAGATGTCTAACTCTACTAGAACCTCTGAACCATTACCAATTGGTCCATCAGATTCAAAGCTCCACTCTGAACCATCTGGTTTATACACTGTAGGTGCTCCACCATCCCAATCGTTGGGGGTTTCAAACTTACGTGTAAACTTAAAGGCACGTCCTCGTCCTTCTGGATCATCCTTACCTGATGACATACATCCAGACGCTTTAACACGGGCGGTGTTGTCTTCATCCAGAATCATCTCAATAGTACAACGTCCGTTAGTGTCTTGCCACTGACCCTGATACCCATCAAGGTCACGGTTTTCTTCAAATACTTTTGCCCACTGAGCAATACCTGTTACTGTTATTTTAGCCATTCGCTAACTCCTTTAAAGACTAGAATTGAATTGTAGCATGTGTTGAAAAGTACATGCAAGAACTTTTTAATGTATTTCGGAATATTTATTTCCGAACTGTACATCAATACCTAGATCAACATTAAGATTTAACTCCTTGTTTAATTTATTAATAGCATTAACAAGCCTACGTTGGTGATATTCTTCATGCCCTTTCTTAACAAGATTAATTGATTCATCATGGAACTGACCTACAATATTGGGTCTTGCTATACGATAGTAAGCTACCCACTTATCAAAACAGTAAGCACCTGTAGATTGATTGAGTGTAGAGAATATATCTTTCTCATATCTAAGAGTATGCCAGAACTTGCTGACAGGATTCTGTACCCACATTTGCCCATTAATACGTTTTACTTTCTTCAAGTTATCTAAAGCAAACTCTGCGACAGACCAGTTACGTTTCCAGTACGCATCTAAAAGTTTCCTAGCTTCTGCCTCTGTCATACCAGTTTCTCTGGATAATTTTGCAGCGCCAACACCATAAGTAGCTGAGTAATTAACAACCTTATAGTTCTTTCGTAGTGACTTCAAACTAACCTGACCTGAGTTGTGTTTATCTATATCAGCCTGTGTTACCGCACCAGCATGTTTGGCTAAGTCTAAGTGTGGATCAAACCCATCCTTTGACATCTCTTCCACATACTTAGGATCGTAAGGTTTCATATAGTGCCGTTTAGTTGTGTCTTCAAGTGATGTCATATCAGCACCACATAATACATAACCTTCTGGTGCTACAAGACAACCACGTATTTCTTTACCCCAAGGTTTATCTATACCCGGAAGATTTACTAGAGGCTTTCTGTGTTTAAATCTTAGTGTATTAGTAAGACCATCAATCTCTGCCTTAACGTAACCATTAACTTCACAATCAAGCATACCTTCAAAGATACTTAGTCTGTGCTGAATGACTGTAAGCCCATCAAGTACATTGACCGTAGGGTTGGCATCAATCAACAACTTAACTGAGTTAGTAAGCTCACCATTCTTTCGTACTTGTGGGATCTTACGATCTTCAACAAACTTAAATGTACAGGGCTTCCAACCTAGATCAAACAGCCATGCTTTTACTTGGTCACTCGACTTAGGGTTAGGCTCTTCAACTCCTTTTACTATTTCTATTTCACCGATATAGTTAGAGGGATGCATATGCTCTAGAAGTAAAGCATTCCATTCAGCACCCTGCTTAGACAGTGATCCATCTTTCTTGTGCATTACTTTTGGCTTTGACTTTTTTCTAAACAAAGTACGCATTGGCATTACTGTTTTTAATTCAGTAATCTTTTCGTCCTGTTCAGCTTTTAGTTTAGCTACACAATCTTTAGCAAGATTAATGTCAAGCTTCCAACCACTTTCTTCTGCAGCATAAGCACATTTCATTTTGAATGTAAGGTATTGCAAGAACCTGTCTAGATTAGATTTGTCTTTATAAACCATCATAAATCTTTGAGTAAGATTTTCCCAGAGTCTTTTAGTTATCTTAACATCTTCTTGACACCTATGCTGATACTCTTCTTGAGATAGGTTTACCCAATCAGTTATCTCAGGTTTAGGTACACCAAAGTCTTCACCAAAAGACTCAAGCCCATGCTTGGGTCTATCAGTATTAATTACCCATGACATAGGTAATGTATCATACAACTTAGCTTTAATCTTAATACCTAAGATTTTTTCTAGTAATGGTACATCATAACGTACAATGTTATGACCTATCAAAACTTTTTGATTAAGTAGTATGTTTCTCATTGCATCGTAGTCACTTGTCGAACACATAGGTAAGCCATCCTTAGTGAACGACATACAGTGTATCTTAGTGGCCTCATCCAAGAGGCCATCAGCTTCTACATCAAATATCATTATGCCACCTGTGATTCTTGTGTGAACAAATCCTCTCTTAGTATGGTTGTTGTTGGATCATAGTACACTGATCCTGCCCTACCTAACTTAGCAAAAGGTCTGTTCTTATCTACGATAAAGGTTGTTGTGTTCTGTTCTACTTCGTCCTCACTTTCTGCTGTACGTTCTAGCTTGATACATATGATTGCCTCTTCCTCAAGTGAAGCAGCATACTTGGTGCGTCCATCATCATTAACCTGAGAGATAAATATAACACCAATGTTTAGCTCCTTAGCTAACTGAGCCATACGTGAACCTAGTGTAGTGAGTGTACTAGTAGCACCATCTACACCCGAATTAGACAGGTAGGCCAAGCGTTGTACATGGTCAATGAATATATAGCCAGCACCATAGACTGTAACAGCTAGACGTACATAGTCGAGTAGCTTGAGTGGATCATCGTGTGACATCATTTCAAAGATGATTGTATTTTCACCCTTGGTTGCAATCTTAGCTGCCTCAATAACGTTCTGTTCTGACACGTTGTTATTAGCAGCATCTTCTTTAGTCCTAACGTTTATACCCAGATGGTATGTAGCCATAGCACGATAAGTGGTAGACTTCATTTCTTCCATGTGTAGCATAGCTACTGATGTATCACCATTGTTAAGTAAGCCTGTTTCAAAGTACCTAATCACCTCAGTCTTACCAGTACCACGAGGGGCTTTGATGAATGTCAATCCACCCTTAACCATACCACGAATCTTTTCATCCAAACCAGTGTGACCTGTTGGTACATACTCATATGGATTCTCGTTCTTAATAGCTGCTTCTACATCAGCATCAGAACAAAAGAAGTTCTCTGGTGTGTACCTTTGTGGTGATCTTGCTGCCCACATAAGCTTCTCATGCTTGCCTGTTTCAAGGAACTCATTAGCGTCCTTGCACTCTGTCATAGGCACATAGTAAAACTTTTCAGGAAATGCCTGATACAATTTATCAGCGGCCCTACGTCCAGCATCATCAAGCTCACCTGCATACACAATCTCTTTGAATGAAGATAAGTATTTTAGATTGTGCTTGATAAACTTTTCACCAATAGATGCAGAAGGTAAAGACTTTACAGGAAATGTCTTGCCAAGAATCTGATACAAGCTGGCTGCATCGAACTCACCTTCTGTAAGGTAGATGCGTTTACCTGTACCAGCATTGAACTCAGGGCCAAACAGGTGGTTCATACCTAATCCACGATCTTTGACCCATGACTTTGATTTGTCATTACACATACGATATTTAATAGTGTGTGGGTACTTGTATGCATACCGCACATCCTCACCATTCGGGCCTGTCTGAATTTGTATGCCATAAAGTTTGCATACATCAGCATCAATACCTCTGATGCCATCATACTTAACACCAGTGACTTGTATGTTTTGTGGTTGGATACGTTCTTTCAAGGGGTACTCCTGTTTAACCCAGTCAAAAGTTGCTGGCATGTTTTTCATAGGGTATGCCCTGCTGCATGAATGACAATGACCGTAGCCATCATCGTTCCAGTTGAATGCATCTGAAGAACTACAGTCTTCATAAGGGCATGGTGAATGTGGATTATCTGACATTTGTTTTTCCTTTGATAAAGGTTTTTATAATTCTGAAACCGAAGTATAGCAGCCAAAGAGGAATGAATGCAAGACTACCTACGACAACGGATAAAGAAATTATGTACGGTATGTACTCACTTAGTAACAAACGTTCTATTCCTTTGAGTAGATCTAGTACGTTCTTCCTTAGTCATGGGCCTTATGTATCGTTTGTAATCTACAACAATACCTGTGTTCCATCTTGTTAATTCATCCTCTGCTTCTGCTCTTGTTTCAAATAAAAGAACTTCTGAATCATAAGTCCAAGGGTTTTCTTTTCGTACTAAAGTGTACTCACCATTTTCTATCTCAATCTGAATTGCATATCTACCCATCATTCTATCCCTATACAAGGTAGCAATATCGACAGCTTACAATACTTTGGATAATCATCATACGTCATGGCTATAAGTACAGGTGGCGCAGCTATCAGTAAAGCTACAATAGCTGACGCTTTGATTGCACCATTAATGTTACCTCTCATTAGTCATTCTCCCTCAATGCCATCCATGATACAGGAAACAGCTTAAACATTTCTGTGTCAATATGTCCAGCTATAACCTGTGTCTCGTACTGTGTGTCAGGCTTGCAACGCAGGTTACACATGTCTGCAAATGCATCTAAGCTACCTGACCAGTACCACTCAGTGACCATGCTCTGAGGCAGTACCATACGTGCTTGCTCTGGACATACATCATTGCGTATTAATAAGTCATAAAACTTTAAGTGTTGCTCGTAGCAACCTGCTATACTTTTATGTATGTCGTACCTATCAACTTCAAACTGATCATATTCTTCCCACCTAGCATCCTCTAGTTCTGTAATTACTTCATCACTAGATCCTTGCTTCTTATCTTTGGCACGTCCACGCCACTCTGTAGGCTGATAAAACTCAGGCTCATGGTCAACATACCTACGGCTGATTTCATTCCAACGTAGGAACTTATGCTTGACTAGCTGACGTGCCACAAACACAGGTGCCTTGACATGGAAGCTGGCAAAGCAATGCCCAAATGGGCTGATGTGTTTGTGCTTGGCAAGGTAACGTATAAGCTTTGCGTCCTTGTCTTTCAACTTAGGTGGACCCCACACATCACTCGTATCCATCTCACTACGTTTACCAAAACTTACTCGTGCTGCATTAGCTACAGATAAGTCTGTACCCATGTGATCTATGTAAAATGTTTGTAACATTTAATTTCTACCTTCTATATCAGGATTCTCAGAATCAATGTATTCATAATTACTTGTATCACCACCTAATAAATTTACAGCATCTATTAAACTATTGTGAACATCATAATATAAACAACCATGTGTTGATGATACGGCATTACTACTAAGAACATCGTTACTACCATCAAGTAAATATTTTAATGTCCTTATTACAGTTTCTGGATTATGTTCTTTCATTTATTTACCTCACTTATTATTATCCACACAATACCACAGATTAAAAATAATAAGATACAAAGTGCTGTCAATGCTTCACCCATTATTTTTTCCTTTATGTTTTTCTTTTCGTTTAGGCACAGGTTTTTTCTTATCAGGTATTACCTGTTGCTTATACTTAGGTTGTCTAAGATCTTTAGCCATTGGGTTAGGTTTTTTCATTACCCTTTCTCCTATCTAATGCTGACTTAGCTGCAGCATAAGTATGCTTATGGTATGGATTGAGTGACGAGATATTCTGATGCCCTGTCACGGACATTATAGCTAGATGATCTACCTCTGAGTCAATCATTTCTACAATAGCACTCTTTCTTAAATCTCCGACAAGTAAATTAGATGGTAAGTCTGCAGCTTCTTTTATTTGATTTGCTAACCACGATACCTGACCTACGTTTAGTGGCCTGTAAGCACCGTCTGATGGCCTCTGATGTGGTACTACATACTCTTGAAAGTCCCAGTCTTTCTTCTGTTGTGTAAGCATGTTCATAATCTCATCAGATATTGGTAGCTCAACTGTTGCACCACGTTTAGTTTGTTTTATTTTTACTTTCTTTTCTTTAAAATTAATTGAAGACCACTTTAATAATCTTATATCAGTAGGTCTTTGTGCCCATTCATAGCACATTAGTACAATTAATCCTACATTACGCCAATCAAAATCAGTGAATGCCACATCAAGAAATTTTTCTACTTGTTCTTTTGTCCATGTTGTATCCCTTGTTTCATGTTTTCTTTTACGAACTTTAGACATGGGGTTATACTTAATTAAATCAATAGAGATACAAAAATTTATTAATAATGAAAAGATTCTTGCACACTGATTCCCTTTTGACACACTCACATCTTCACACCATTCCTCATAGGCTTCAGTGCAGTGCATTGCAGTAAGATCTTTAATCTTAATCTGACCTAACTTCCTACTACCAACACTTGTGTTAGCTATAGCATTCATTGTGTTATCATAGGTTTTTTGTGAGTTATATGCCAACTGTTTAAAATGTGTAGTTGTAACATAGTATTTATAGATGTGTAGTATTGTAGAATTGGCTCCAATATTTCCTGCGACAATATCCCCACGTTTAAATGCCTCTACCTTTTCTACTAGCCTTGGTATTTCATACCTTGCTGCACGTCCATCTTTAAATGTTTGTCTTCGTACAACACCAGCATCAATAGCATCTTGTGGTGGTGTGAATCTCCATACAGTACCAGCCTTTAAGTTTCCTTTCTTTGTATATTTATACATAGTAATATATGATCCTTATAATAATACTAAAAAGTAAGAGTAGCATAGTAGGGTACTACATAGCAATACCCTACTACAGTTTATAGTCTGTAACCGTCATCTTTCCATGACATAACCTCTGCAATCTTTTCCACATCGCATAAGCTTTTAATACATTCGTATATAGTTACAGTACAGTCTGCAAAAGACAGGCTGTTAGCAACGTCTACACTATCCGAAAGTAGATCTTGATAGGTAGATGCAACCTTTTCATCCTTATGGATAATTTCTACGTAATACATAACACTAACGCTTACCCCCTTCTATCACAATTAGTTGTGGGTTTCTTGGTTTAGATGTCAAAACATTTCGCAACTCTTCGTACCTTTCTAAATTGTAGTCTCGCATTTTTATCACAGGCTCTGTGTCCATGATGTCAAAGACAGCATTGGGAAATGCGTCTTCTAGTTTTTCACAGATAAGACTAGCACTTTCGATGGTCGAGCACCTCATTACGAGGCACTCTTCCAACTCATCGACATACATTTCTACTACATAATAATCCATATACTATCCTGCAAAGTGATGCAGCTTACGTCCATAAGCATGTTGAATGTACAAACTACGTTTACCAAAGTGATAGGCATTCATAGTACTAAGTGGTTCATACTTTAGCCAGCCACGAGAGCTACGGCTACGCTTACGGTACAATCCTTTCTTACCTAACAGGTTGAAACGAAACCCTTTTGTTCCGTCATTGAGTGGTTTAGTTGCTACAAGTACAAACATGTTTAACTCCTTTGTGTTTGTATTAAGAATAATAAGGGTGGATGCAGAGGTGAGGAAATGCCATCCTCATTTTAGTCTCTGCAGTAGATATAGCTCTAGCATCTTCTATGGTAATGTCAAACATTTCTCTAAGATTGCCATCTGCTTCTTGAATTGCAGCATAAGCAAACTTGATTGCCTTAACCTGTTCGTCCATCAGGTTGTTACACTTTTCTTCAAGCTCTATTCTATGTTGTTCCCGTTTGTCTGCCCACTTTTGGTGGTTCTTTGCGATTTCTTCTGGAGTCATTGTAGTTCCTTTCCATTCTCGGAATTTCCGTGATTAAGCTGCTAATAAAAAACGATTGTCACTGACCCACTTAGATACCTCCTGTTCTCTACCCCACATTGAGGTAGCTTGTGTGTCATTACCTGTCTTACGTAGATTAAATCCGTTACGATCATCTGCATAAGTAGCATAATTAGTAAAGGCAGAGTACAAGGCCCACTTGTTTTCACCTCTCATGCATGTCTCTGTACGGTACAGTTGATACATCTTCTTTGCCTTACGTTCTGATGGTATCATTGCTTCTAGCAAAGCCTCTACATCTACATTTTTTAGGCTAGTCTGTGCCCATGTTTTCATCTTGATAGCTTGCTCATAGAAGTCTGACCGTAGGTTAGACAGTTCATTTATGAATGAGCTAAGTGAGAAGTTAGAGGTGTTCTTTCTCCGAACCTTGTCATGCTCACCACTGATGCACCCATTAGTGCAGAAGCTATCAATAGCACCAAAGAATACTTGGTTACTACATGACCCATCAATACCATGTAATGATATGATACGGTTCTTTACCTCAGTCTGATGTCGATCAGTTTCTATAACTGATTTCATGCTAGGTAATGTGATGTCGAGCATAGCCCAAGCACCACCACGGGCAGTTCTGAAGTTAAACTCTGCATCATGTAAGTCACCTTCTTGTAACTCCTGAGTAGCAGTGTCTACAACATTACGAAAGAAGTCACCATGATTGGCACAGGTAAAGTCCTTGCCCACAATACCAAGGTATTCACCTGTATTAGTATTGATTACATACTTCTTGTCTTTGAATTTAGTTTCCTCAAACTCTACTTCAAAGTCCAAGTGCTCTGGTACGAATGATGTTGTTGTATCAAATGGCATTTTGTTTCTCCTTAATGCTCTGATAGATGCACAATCTGTGTGCGGTTGATAGTCTTTTGTGCAAAGCAACCTGCCTTGCAGTCCTTGCAGTGACCCTTGAGATCCTTGTGAGTCTTAGGGCATAGGAACATTCTTGTTCCATAGACAGGATCAGATGTCAAGTCATCATCACCATAGAACATAATATTCCAATCATCATCAATCAACATCTTCCATTCAGCTTTGCTGTTGGATGGGTCAAGAGATGCATTAATAGCACAGTTAGGTAGAGGCATAAGCTCTTTCTCAATTAGAGCTTTGAGGCGTGGATTACGCCATGCTCTGGTAGGAATCCACCATGTAGTATCCGGGTTAAGTAGGCACATAGTCTTGACACGGTACACATCAATCACATCTTTGAATGCTTCACCTCGTGTCATGTGCCGAACACGACTAGTATCGTACCGTTTACGACTAAAGAATTTAGTGAAGTCAGAGTTAGACTTGTTTAGTTTTTGCCAGATAGTCTCGCACCTGTCATCACGTTTAGCCATGTTTGGGTACATCTTGTATAACTTAACGTTATAACAAGTGTCATCACAGTAATCTGTACGGTGGTCACAAGAGCCAGTGTGGTTCTCGGTATTATTTATCGGTCTGTCTGTTGCAGCCATGCCTATGTCTTTGCATTCTCTAAATAGATCATTAAGTTCTTGTGTGGATAAAGTCATTCTCGGAATCTCCGTGATTAGATTTTCGTTTAAGTTCTGAATACCTTTATGACAGGTTTATTTTGTTTGTCAATATACAAATAAGCAACCTCAGCATGGTAGATCGGCTCATCGTGCTCATCTACAAATGTATTCGCATGATATGGGTTATACCGTACACGTTCAAGCCTAGCTACATCATGGGGCAAGGCATAGTCAGGGTCTTGAAACCATAGGTCAGCATCCACCTCAACCTCTTGAGGTCTAACGAATGCGTGTACATTCTTAACCTGTTCATCCTGAGTCTTTGCCCACCCTGCAGGTTGCACTGCAAAGACAGGCTTGTGTGCTATGATACTATTAGTATGCCATTGAACCTTACCGTTTCTTTTCCTTACAGAAAAGACATGCTTGTGTAGGTTATAATATATCTCGGTCTTCATTTGATTCTCCATTCTCGGAATTTCCGTGATTACAATTTGATGCCTAGTACCAGTTCTCGTGATAGCTCATGCCATCCAGTAGGCATACATAGATACGCCTTGTTCTGCTGCAAGTGTATAATTATATTACCCACAGATAGGCTAGTGTCACCCTTAGCAAGGGTAGTAACCTTAGCTTTACCATAGCCATTCCCTGCATCAAAGACAGCTTCCAATGGGTCAACAGATTCAGATAGTACACCTAGATGCAGGAACTTGGTTGGATAATACATGTTATGAAACAAAGCATCATTAACACTCTGCTCTGCAGACTTATCATTGAGAAGCCTCAGATCAAAAGCAATTCTTGCTATCTCTGATTGAGGGTTCTCATTGATTATGTCATAGACTTCTGGCCTGAATTGATAGACGAGGTATGATCTGGACATTGGCTTAACTCCTTGTTGCCATGAATTTCTTTAGTTCTGTCACATGATGAAACAGATGTCAAGGCTTTTGTTTTGAATAGCATTTGTCGATGCCATATAGACCGCCAATATTTGTCGGCACGTAGTGATTGTCTGTCACGTTTACTCCTCATCCTCATCTCCACACATGTCATTCCACTCACGAGGCGTGATCCCGGACATCAAAAACTGACGATGATCAGCAGACAGATCAGGCATCACATCCTGAATCAGTTTACCTGATTCAATCCAGTATTCTATTTTACCTTGAGTCGTAGGTAAAAGCATAGAGTTTACTCTACCTGATACCATAGACTTTTTCTGAACAAGAACCTTGTTCTCTGCAATGTGTTCTATCCGCATGTCATTCTCCTTTTGCATATGCTTTTGCTTTTACCAAAGCAATTATTAATTGATCAGAATTCATGTGTCTTACTACATCATCATAAAAATCTGATGCCTCAGTCACATCATAAAACCATAGACTTGTATTAATAAACCCATGATCATCATGTATTAGTGCTACCTCTACTAGGCCAACAGCATCGGCAACAATGGATAAGGTATACCCATTACCTAAATCTAAAGGTACGTTACTCATTTAATTCTCCTTTTCATTCTCGGATTTTCCGTGATTAGTCTTGCATTACTAGGGAAACGTTTCAGTATCTTCGATACTTGCCGCATGTCACGACAAGTAAGATAAGAAAACATAAACCCTTCATCATCATAAAAACATACCCGCATGATCACCCCCGATCAAAAGCTAAAACAGAAAGTAATATTACTACAGGTAGTAATGATAATAATATTATAGGATTAATAGTAGTATAAGCTACTATTAATAATATACTTGTAGTAGATACAAGTATTAATAACCAAGCAAAGAATATTACTAATTGCATGACGTGATCTCCTTCTGCCGCATGCTTACAAAAGTATTCACGGAAATTCCGTGAATACCACTATACTTCTTTGAAGTATAAGCAAAAAAAAAGCTCCCCGAAGGGAGCTTCTTTTATATTTCACCAAGAGCAATCAAACAATCTATAAAGCCTTCAGCTTTATGTTTGTTGACCCAATGGTCACTCTCCTTTTTAAGGAGGACTGGATGATCTATATGATCGTTTATTAAACGACCTTGATAACAAAAACAGTATTCAGTATTTGAATACTCTAAGATTTGAACTCCACAATATTCCATTTTAAATCTCCGATTTAAAGTTATTCTCGGAATTTCCGAGATTGAATAGCCCCCCGAAGGGGGCTAAATGATTTACTTTTTGTTGGTAAGAGCCATTAGCTCTTTAATGACATCCGACATCTTGAAGCCATTTGCTTCAATACAGTCCATTATTTGGACTGCAAATTCTTCTTCGTTCTTAGGAACGACCGTTTCAAAAACGGTATTCTTTAGGACCGTTTCTGATTTGCTAGGCTCTTTAGAGCCTTTTGGTTTACCTTTGCTGGTATTACCAGCAGAACCTTGTTTCTTTTCAACCTGCTCTTCAGCAGGTTTTTTCTTTTCTGCGATTTTCTTCTGAATAGAAGAAAGACCCAGTGGATCGCCATTCTTCTTGAAAAGCTCTCCGCTTTTCATCATCTCTTGAACCAGCTTCCATTCGGAAGCTATCAGCATCATGTTATACCGATCTGAAAAATGGATCTTTGCAAGATCCGTTTGTTTGATCCATTCACCGAATTTCTGCTTGGAATCTCCAAGCATAGACTTCATGGCAAGCAAGTAATTGCCGTTCTCTCTATAGAGAGGGATGACGGCATCGGCAAAGTCTTTAGCTAAAGACTTAATGGTGTCGTTGTTAGCAACGACATGATCGATACTGTCCTTGACAGTATATGTCTTTTTCCCGATCCGAACTTTGCCGTCCAAGTTTACTTGTGCTACTGAATTTGTCATATTAATTCTCCGAATTAAGTTAAGGTTGCTGCTTCACCGATTTGCCGATGAAGCCCCTTTATAAAGGCAGATCCCAAACCGATTGTCAAGCACTAATTAAACCCCTTTAGGGTTTACCCATTCTCGGAATTTCCGAGATTGAACTTCCCCTTTAGGGGAAAAACTTTTCATCTTTTCCCAAGCATTATGCGCAAGGAAAAGCTATGCAGGTGATCCCGATCCCAAGCATGATCCCAGATGATTGAACCATATTATGGTTTGACCATGATCTTGGTCTAAAGACCAAAGCCCTGTAATTCCCAAGAGATTACCTTGTAATCTGATAAAGGGAATCCCTTATTGTTTGTAAAAACAATACATTTCAATGACTTGTCATTGATTCTTGCTGAATCCTACGGATTTATAGGCGTGATCAAGCCCCATCTAGGCTACGGGGGGCATGGGCCATAGGGGGGTACGCTGATACTATATACCCATAATGACAGAGGGGGGTATTTTCAGTTGGAAACCACAATAATACCAGCCCATATATAGTATTCCCTAGTAAAAACAAGGGGTTAAGCCTAATATTGCTACGAAAGGCAAAGGTTATTGTAGAATACTTGGGGGATTACGTGAGGTATGTTGCAATGTTTGTAACAATTTGTGAACATCTGGACTTATACTTTATGGTAACTGGACTTATATAGAAATTTAATAGTGGTAAAGAAAAATTAAATTAATTTAAATATTATTTCTTACTTTTAGTGTTGACAAATAATTGGAGTGCGGTATAATTACTTAAAGTATTACTTAGAGTAGTACTTTAAATATTAAATACTAATTATAATTATAGTAAGTAATTAATATTTAAGGAAATCCTTTAAGGATGGTGTAATTTTTTTACTGTCGTAGGTAAAAAGTATTGACTTCTAAATTTAAAATAGTATAACTAAGGACAATCAATTGCCTAAAATGTATTCTTCAGATAATGTGCTAGAGGAATTTTACAAAGCTCTAGCTGATGAGGATGAAGGCAGACTCCGTAGAGTCCACATCCCAAGATCAGATGTGTTCTATATCAGAAATAAAATATTAGAGGACACAGGCGTTAAGTATTCCCTAGACAGAGTTGAAAGAGCTATGTACTTAGAGGGTCATCTTAAGGCTTCAGACGTGTTTGAACCTAGAAGAAAAAGAGATTGGGAATAAACCTATGGCAAAAACTGTTCTTGATGATTGGAAAGTGCTACCACGACTAATGATGCTGGCAGTTACTATACTTACCTACCAAGCAGTACACTGGTTCATGTCTTTACCTGACCCTAGTGTAGCTCAATCAGGTCTTGTCTCCGTTTGTATGGGAGCTTTGACTGGTTGCTTTGGGATTTGGATGGGTAAAGAATCTAAAACAACTGTAACACCTACTAGAGTTGTTCATGAAGAAAGTTATAACAAATGATTGGTCAAATTATAGGAGCAGTCGGTGGATTAGCCTCCTCTTACCTAGATGGTAAGGTAGCAATACAAAAAGCTAACGCTGAAATTAAACTTAAGCAAGCTACTGGTGAAATAGACTGGGATCTAGCAGCTATTCAAGCTACTCAGAACTCTTGGAAAGACGAATGGATTACCTTACTCTTTTCAATTCCATTGATTCTAGCATTCTGTGGTGATTGGGGTAATAGTATTGTTCAAGCTGGCTTTGCTGCACTAGAAACTATGCCAGCATGGTATCAATATTCACTAGGTGGGATTGTTTCAGCAAGTATCGGGATTAGATCCGTAAGTAAATTCTTTGGGAAAAAGTAATGGCTATTAATAGGACAGGTAAAGAAGAAAAACCTAGATTTACTGGGACTGAAAAGATAAGACTACGTAAAATCCTTAAAGATAATCCAGTGTATTTCGATAAAATACTTAGAGATCTTTATAAACCACCAACTAAAAAAACCAAACCAAACTCTATCGGCCCAGAATTACGGGATAAAAAAGGTGTACTTAAACGAGCCTTATTGAATAAAGGTGGTATGGTAAAAGGTAAAAAGAAATGAAAAAAAACTTTGACAAATGTTTATCAATGCTATTGCACCATGAAGGTGGGTTTGTAAATCACCCTAAAGATCCGGGCGGTATGACTAACCTCGGTGTTACTAAAGCGGTATATGACAAATGGATTGGTCGTGAGTCTACTGAACAAGAAATGCGAGACTTAACATTTATAGATGTAGCACCTATTTACAAGAAGAATTATTGGGATAAGGTAAGAGGCGATGATCTCCCTAGCGGTGTTGACTGGTGTGCCTTTGACTGGGGGGTTAATAGTGGTTCTGGCCGTCCAGCTAAAGCTATTCAACGTGCTGTAGGAGCAACAGCAGATGGGGCTATTGGTCCTATGACCCTTCAAGCAATTATGAACAAAGATCCTCAGATGATTATTGAGAGTGTCTTTAGTCAACGCCAGAAGTTTTATGAGTCCTTACGTACCTTTGAAACCTTTGGTCGTGGTTGGACTCGTCGTAATAAAGAAACCCTAGACCAAGCATTGAGTATGATCTGATGAGTATACCTGAACGAGTTAAGACTAAGATGAAAGATGTTGGACTTAAGTCTGTGAATAAACCACAACGACTTAACGATAGCACTAACAAGTCTCACCACGTTATGGCTAGTGAAGGTGGTAAGTATAAGTATATTAAGTTTGGTCAGGAAGGTGTTAAGACTAACCAGACTGTAGGACAACGAGAAGCCTTTAAGTCTCGTCATGCTAAGAACATCAAGAAGGGCAAAATGTCTGCAGCTTACTGGGCCGATAAGGTTAAGTGGAGTAGTAGTAAAACTAAGTCCTCTTCTAAGAAGTGGGTTAAAGGTTCTTAATGTCTCTTATCTCTCATCTACCATTACCTAATATGCCATTTCAAACTCATGTAAACATAGTCTTTGAAAATGGTGTAGGTGAGCCTGTAAGAAAAGATGTAGACACAAAAGAACCTACAAGAGTTACCCCTGATACACCAGTAGAAGATCTTAAGCTGGTTAATCAAATGTATGCTTATAATCCTAATCCAAACAAGTTACGAACTCCTGATGGACAGATCGTAGACTTTATTATAGCTTAAAGGAAAAACTATGCAAAAGAAAATGAATCCCGGAATGGCAGCACTAAAAAAGAAAGCACCAGCAGTAGCTAAAAAAATGGGCTACAAGTATGGTGGTATGGCTAAAAAGAAGATGGCCTATAACAAAGGCGGTATGGCAAATTGCGGTGCCTCTATGAAACCTAATGGCAAAGTAAGGAGCTAACGATGGCACTACCTTTAATTTTCGTAGTAGTTGGGGGGCAAGCATTTCGTATTGCCGCTACAACTGCAGGTAAAAAAATAGTACAGCAACTTTTAAAAAGAGGCGGTAAAAAAGTTACAGAGCAAGCAGCTAAAAAAGTAACTAAAAGTCCTGTAACAGTTACAGTACAAAATATAGCAAAGGTATTAAAAGATACTAGGGTTAAGCCCAGTAATACACCTAAGTCAAGTCCAATAACTAAACCTAAACCAAGTTCTGCAGCACCTAAAAAACCAAGCTCTGCGCCTAGCGTATCTAAACCAAATATTCCATCTACTGTTAGTAAGCCAAATGTAACTACAAGTGTAGCTAAACCTAAGTCAAGTTCAACAAAAGATTCTTCTCCATTTAAACCGAGAATGAATACTCAAATGAAAAATCAAAATAGTGCAGCTTCGGGTGGATTAAGAACTTCTACACTTAATCCCGGTCCAGAGATAGATAAGACACCACCTAAACCACTTGTAAAAAAGAGAGCAAAACCTAAAAAAACAGAAGATACAAAAAAGACAACACCTGCAAAAGATCCTAGTAAAACATCTACTCGTAGAGATGACTATAAAAGAAATGAACCTACTAGAGTAAGACCTAAAAAACGTCCTGCAACAGGTCCAGCAACTGACGAGTCTTTTAGTAAAGCTTTTGCTAGAAATAGGGCAAATAAAAAACATACTTTTACTTGGAAAGGTAAAGAGTATACTACTCGATATAAAGAAGAAACTGTAACAGAACACAATAAAAAATTTAAAAAGAAAAAATAATGGTAGCATCTCGTGAATATAGCACCGTAACAAAGGGTTTAACTGTAACTGCTACTTCAGGCGGTGCTAGTTCAAATGTTATATACACTTGCCCTGCAAAGCATGATGCAGAGCTAGATTTCTTGCATGTCACAAATGGTAGTTCATCTACCCAAAACGTAAGCATACAGTGGTATCACGCAGAATCAAATACCTATCACCACATCTTAAATGATAAGTCTATAGCAGGTAAAGATGTCTACAACATCATAACCTCAGACAGGATTTACTTACATGCAGGTGATAAGATTACAGCCTTTGATGGTTCTAGTGGTGCTTTAGAAGTGTTTCTTTCAGGTAAAGAGTTTTACAACCCTAACCGTTAATGCATAACGGGGTTGCAATCTTATCTATAGTATGATATAACTATTTATGTAAAACTACTCCCGCACAAGTTAGAAGGAGTAGTGCTATGTTTAAGAAGATATTTAAAAAGATTCAAGAGAATCAACAACGAAGAGCAGACTATTGGATACTCATGAACTTGAGTGACAAAGAACTGCATGATATGGGGATTAGTAGAGGTGAGATCAGGCAAAAAGTCTACAGTTAATGCAGCGGGTAATTATACTAAGCCTAGTATGCGTAAGCGCCTTGTTACTTCCGTCAAAGCTGGAGGGAAAGGTGGAAAGCCCGGACAATGGTCCGCCCGGAAAGCTCAAATGGTTGCAAAGCAATATAAGGCAAAAGGTGGAGGATATAAATAGTGAAAGTAGATGCGCCTAAAGGCTATCATTGGATGAAACAAAAAGATGGCAGCTTAAAACTAATGAAGCATAAAGATAAGTTTGTACCTCATAAAGGTGCATCTCTTACTGCTAACTTTCCTGTACAAAAGAAACACGATGCCAAAAAGTAAAAGTCAAAAGAGTCTAACTGCTTGGACTAAGCAGAAGTGGAGAACCAAAAGTGGTAAGCCATCAACGCAAGGTTCAAAGGCTACAGGTGAAAGGTATCTACCTGAGAAGGCTATTAAGTCTCTTAGTTCTTCTGAGTATGCCGCTACATCACGAGCAAAACGAAAAGGCACTAAGGCGGGTAAGCAGTTTGTGGCTCAACCTAAGAAAATTAGAGCCAAAGTAAAACCGCATAGGAAAATTACATGAGTCGTAACCTCACAGAAAAACAGCAAAAGTTTCTTGATGTTTTATTTGAAGAAGCTCAAGGCAATTTATCTCAAGCTAGAAAGATGGCTGGGTACGCTGAGACTGTCGCAACCTCTGCTATTGTAAATTCTTTACAGGATGAAATTGCGGAACGTACAAAAAAGTTTATTTCTTCCACTGCGGTTAAAGCTGCTTACTCCATGAAACAAATTATGGATAGCCCTACCGATTTAGGTAATAAAGAAAAAATGGCAGCAGCAAAAGATATGTTAGATCGTAGTGGATTTAAAGCATCAGATAAAGTAGAAGTAACAGCATCTAATCCCTTATTTATTTTACCACCTAAAAATGAAGAAGATTAATAAAACTTGGCAACTACCTGCACCAAAAAAAGGTGAAACTTTTGAGTGGAAAAAAGTAGTTAGAGTAGGAAGACATGTGCCATTTGGGTATAGACAAGACCCAGATGATTGTGATATACTCATACCTATAGAACAAGAACTAGAATTGCTAGAAGAAGCTAAAAAATATTTAAGGCAATACAGTTATAGAGATGTAGCAGCTTGGTTAAGTGAACAGTCTGATAGGTATATCTCTCATGTAGGTTTAATGAAGAGAGTTAAAATTGAACAAAAGCGTAAGAGAGAAGCTGCAAACCAACGCCAACTTGCTGCAAAGTACAAAGCGGCGCTCGAAAAAGCGGAAAAGCTCGAAGCCCAAAGACTTGGTGGAAAAGATCTCAGAGAATCAAACTCAAGTTTATGAGGAAGATTTAAATAACAATGATATTATTTTTGAGCCTAATCCCGGACCACAAACAGAATTTTTAGCTTCTACTGAACAAGAAGTATTATACGGTGGATCAGCAGGTGGCGGTAAGAGTTATAGTTTAGTTGCTGATCCTGTACGGTATTTAACTAATCCTAACGCTAGGATGCTAATAGTACGTAGAAGTACTGAAGAATTACGAGAACTTATTTCTGTATCTAAACAGCTATACCCTAAAGCTGTACCCGGAATTAAGTTTATGGAACGAGATAAAACTTGGGTAGCACCTAGCGGTGCAACACTTTGGATGTCTTATTTAGATCGTGACGATGATGTTATGAGGTATCAAGGTCAAGCCTTTAATTGGATTGGTTTTGACGAACTTACACAGTGGCCTACACCTTACCCGTGGAATTATATGAGGTCACGTTTAAGAACTACAAGAGCTAGTGGATTACCTTTGTATATGAGAGCCACTAGCAACCCCGGAGGTCCGGGCCATCAGTGGGTAAAAAAAACTTTTATTGACCCTAATACCCCGAATGAATCTTTTTGGGCAACGGATACAGACAGTGGCGAAACTATATGCTGGCCTAAAGGTCATAGTCGAGAAGGTGAACCACTGTTTAAACGTAGGTTTATACCTGCTACCTTATTCGATAATCCTTACCTAGCAGATGATGGTATGTATGAGGCTAATCTTCTGTCGTTACCTGAGCATCAGCGAAGGCAGCTACTAGAAGGTGACTGGGATATTAATGAAGGTGCAGCCTTCCCAGAGTTTAATCGTAAAGAACATGTAATAGAACCCTATGATATACCTAATAGCTGGGTAAAGTTTAGAGCCTGTGACTATGGATATGGTTCTCATACAGGAGTTGTTTGGTTTACTGTAACTCCATCTGAACAACTAGTTGTTTATAGGGAAATGTATGTATCTAAAGTTACTGCTACCGATTTAGCAGATATGATACTAGAAGCTGAAGATGGTGATAAAATACGATATGGTGTTTTGGATTCTAGTTTATGGCATAATCGTGGTGATACTGGGCCATCATTGGCTGAACAGATGATTATAAAAGGCTGTCGGTGGAGGCCATCTGACAGATCTAGAGGATCTCGTGTAGCAGGTAAAAATGAAATACATAGACGTTTGCAAACAGATGAGTTTACTGAAGAACCTAGATTGGTATTTTTTAATAACTGTACTAATACCATATCTCAGTTACCTGCACTACCTCTTGATAAAAATAACCCAGAAGATGTAGACACAAATGCGGAAGATCACTTGTATGATGCGCTTAGATATGGTGTTATGACTAGGCCACGTAGTAATTTATTTGACTTTGATTCAAATAACCACCGTACAGGATTCCAAGTTTCAGACGCAACATTTGGATATTAAGGATAAAAGATGGAAGAAGATTTTGAAGATATGATGATGGATATGGAGGAAGCATCCTCTATTGAAGATGTCAAAGAAGAAGACTACTCTGATCCTGCAGCAGGACAAATTGTAAGTTTTGTAAAAGAAAAATTTTCTAAGGCTGAAACTGCACGAGAGCTTGATGAACAACGTTGGATTCAAGCTTATCGTAACTATCGGGGTATTTATGGACCTGACGTACAATTTACTTCTACAGAAAAATCACAAGTTTTTGTTAAGGTAACTAAAACTAAAGTACTAGCTGCATATGGGCAGATTGCTGAAGTACTCTTTGGTGGAAATAAATTTCCTATTACTATCGATCCTACAATTTTACCAGATGGTGTAGAAGATACAGTAAACTTTGAGGCTAATCCAGAGCAACGTAAAGCAGAAGAAAAAATGCCTGACTTACTGCCCGGTGAAACTTATCCAGAGTTTAGAGAACGTCTTTCTGGTATGAAGACTGATCTTGATCCTGTTATAGATATACTTAAATCTGGACCTTCTAAAACTCCAACCTCTCCTCAATTTCATCCTGCTGAAGCTGCGGCAAAGAAAATGGAAAAGCAGATTCATGATCAGCTAGAAGAGTCTCACGCTAAAAAACATCTTCGTTCTGCAGCGTTTGAAACAGCTTTATTTGGTACTGGTATTATGAAAGGTCCATTTGCTGTAGATAAAGAGTATGCTAACTGGGATGAAGAAGGTAATTACTCTCCTAGTTTTAAAACCATTCCACAAACTACTTCTGTTTCTATCTGGAATTTTTACCCTGATCCAGATGCAGCTACTATGGAGGAGGCAGAGTATATTGTAGAGCGCCATAAAATGTCACGTTCACAAGTACGTGCTTTAAAAAACAGACCTTATTTTCGGGAAAATGCAATTGATAATTCCTTGCGTCTTGGTGAATCCTACAACAAAGAGTGGTGGGAACATGCTATGGAAGATAACTCTGAGCAAGATCAAGCACAACGATTTGAAGTTTTAGAGTTCTGGGGTTTTGTAGATACAGAAATCTTAGAAAACCAAGATGTAGATATTCCAAAAGACTTAAAAGATGCAGAACAACTAAGTGTAAATGTTTGGGTTTGTAATGGTCAAGTTTTACGTTTAGTAATGAACCCGTTTACTCCAGCTTATATTCCTTACTTTGCTGCACCCTATGAAATGAATCCCTACAGTATCTTTGGTGTAGGTATTGCAGAAAATATGGATGATACTCAAACTTTAATGAATGGGTTTATGCGTATGGCAGTAGATAACGCTGCATTATCAGGTAACTTACTAATTGAAATTGATGAAACTAATTTAGTACCGGGGCAGGACTTGTCTGTGTACCCCGGAAAAGTGTTCCGTAGACAAGGCGGTGCACCCGGACAAGCCATTTTTGGTACTAAGTTTCCTAACGTATCTAACGAAAACATGCAGATGTTTGATAAAGCAAGGGTATTATCTGATGAGTCAACTGGATTCCCATCTTTCGCACATGGTCAAACAGGGGTTACAGGCGTTGGTCGTACTGCTTCTGGTATCTCTATGCTTATGTCTGCTGCCAACGGCTCTATCCGTAACGTAGTTAAAAACATTGATGATTATTTACTAGCACCACTAGGTAAAGCATTCTTTAACTTTAATATGCAGTTTAACTTTGATTCAGATATTAAAGGTGATCTTGAAGTAAAAGCCCGTGGTACTGAAAGCCTAATGGCAAACGAAGTACGTAGCCAACGCTTGATGCAGTTCTTGCAAGTTGTACAGAATCCTGCACTGGCACCGTTTGCACGTATGGATTACATTGTACGTGAGATTGCTAAGTCTATGGATCTTGATCCTGACAAGGTAGGTAATAACATGCAGCAAGCAGCAGTACAAGCTGAGATCCTAAAAGAGTTCCAAGCAGCTAACCCACCACCAGCACCAGAACCGGGAGCACCACCACAAGGTGGGCCACAGAGAGCACCTGCAGGTGTTCAGGTTCGGGATACTCAAGGTAGTGGGGGTGGTACTGTAGGTACTGGTACAGCGCCTCAGCCGGGAGAACAGGGCTTCTCAGGTAATACTGGGGGAGCACCTGTACAGTGAGCCAGTTAAAGCTAGTTGTAAATAATAAACCTCAATGGGATGCAATGCTGGAAGAAATTGACTTTCGTATTGCATTTGCACATAAACAAATGGAACAGTATGATGACCCTGTAGAAATCTATAGGTTTCAAGGTGAGATTCGTGCACTAAGATCTTTAACTAAACTTAGGGATAAAGTTAATAATGGCTCTTAAAAATCAAATGGATTCTATGCTACCTAAAAAAGGTATGAGCTACGGTGAATTAATCGTAGATAACATACTTGGTTTAGATAATGATTATGAATCTTTTGGTGAAAAGCTAGGTAAAGCTGTTGATGAGGATGAGCTAGGCTTTCTTAAAAATGCTGCTGTAGGTGTATATGAGGGAGCTAAAGAGTTTATAACTAACCCTGTAGAAACTACAAAAGAAGTTGTAACTAATATTAAAGACAGTGTGCAAAGGCTTGGCACTGAAGATTTAGATACTAGACTTAAAAGTATGTACGGTGTAGACTACACACAAGCTACAGACGAACAAGTAAATGCAGCTAGAGAAGCAGTTATTGGTGATGCACTTACTGCTATGGAATTAATTCCTGCAGCTAAAGTAACAGTTAGTGCGGCTAAGGCCGGTAGTGCTGCTATACCTAGTGGAGTTAAAGCTGATGTAGTGGGTCAGACTAAAGCTTTACTTAGTGGAGACACAGAGTTTTTAAAAGGTACACCAACAGAACGTTCTGGTACTGTAGGTGTTGGTGCGGAAGTAGTTGGTCAAGATGATGTAAGCCTTGATGATATTACTGATTACATGGATTCGGAAATAGAACCTAGTAAACCTAAAGCGGAACTTACTAAACCTAAAAAAGATGTTGCTCCACTTGTTAGACCTAACGAAAAAAGAACTGCTGTAGCTAAAGCTATGGATATTAATGAGGCTGCTGCTATTAATCAGAGATCAGTAAGCCCTGAAGAAATAAAAAAAATAAAAGATATGAACCTTACAAAATTAGAATCTTCTGATTTTTATAGTCCTATACTACCCTTTATTAAAAATATTGCAATTGGCAGTAAAGGAATAAAAGGTTCAAACGTAAAAAAACTTTTAGAAAAAAGAGCTAACGTAAATAAAACTCAACTTTATTGGTCAGGTCTTCTCAATGAAATTGATTCAGATACAATATATGACAAAGATACTTTAGTTAATTTAGCTCGTCAAAATATTCCTAAAATAGAAATAATAACTAACACAGGAAGTACAAATGCTAGGTATAAAGATTTACAAAGAATACCTTTAGTTGAAGATAATTCAAAAGATAAATTTGTAGCTAAACAAAGTTTACCTATTCCCGGCCATATAAGATTTCAAGGTCAACCGGGAGCACAAAAAGATTATTACAAAGAATTAATTGCAATTAATAAAAATCCTAAAGGTAACTTTTATCAAGCTGCTGAAAGTCATTGGGGTTATGGTGGTACAGCTATAGCACACACAAGACTTAGTGAGTATACACACAATGGAAATAAATTTGCTGTTGTAGAAGAACTTCAAAGTGACATGGCTCAAGTTGCTACTGATGACAGAAATAAAAATTTAGAAGTAGCTAC